TTCTCTTAGGAATGGTTTCTTTTTAGGTTTTTTATTCTCATCAAATTTGCGTGTACCTTCATCTGCTGCATATTCTTCTGCACTTGATATAACACTATCATACATATCTTTTAAAGTTCCACCTTTTTTTGCTATGTCATCTAAATGGTACATACTATCATCTGCAAAAATTTCCTGAGTAATGTCGTATTCTTTAGCTATGTCATATGTCAATTCACCATAAAAATCTTCAAGTGCATCCTCATCAATATCTTCTAATTTTGTCTTTTGATGTGTACCGTCAGGCAATTTTCCACTTTTGACAGCATCATCAACATCCATACTAAGTCTTACTGAATAATTTTCTTCGTCATCGCTGTCACCGCTGTCATCACCACCGCCATACTTCATCTTTTCCATTCCTTGAGTGTCAAACATTGGTTCATCATATCTTTGGTGTCCGCCATCATCTACCATCTCTTGAAACTCAGATTCTAATGAATCAGCAAAATCTAAATAAAATCTATTAGATTTTGTTTCTTCTTTTGCTCTACTCATAGCGTATTCTCTACTTATATCAAACTTTTTAGCTAATGCGTCAGCTATTTTCTCAGCAACGTCATCTTCACCATCCTCATTAGGTTTCATTTCTCCTTTAGGTATTCTAACATCATACTCTTTTTCCATTGCTTCTCTATCTTCCGCACTACGAAGTCCCCCAACGTATTTAGGTTTATAATCGTCATCATCATCTCCGAAGCCTCTACCGCCGTAAGACTTCCCCTTTGCTATATCAATATCACCTTCATCGTCTTCATCATCGTACCCCGGTTTGCTTCGCAACTTTTTCAAATATTTGTCAACTTCACTTCCTGGAGCACCAAATGTATCATCTCTATCAAAATCGCTACCACCTAATTTTTGTCCTGAAGGTTCTTCTTTATCGTCACCACCATCTTGTGCAGACATCTTATCCCAAGCTTGTTTGGCAGGATGGTCTGCTGGCATAGTCTTAGCAGAGCCTGCTTTCATCTCTTTAGACTCACCGTCCTTGTCTTTATACTTAATCATTTTTTCATCATCTACTTCGAAGAGTAGTTCGTGAGCAATTTTTTTATAATCTTCTAAGATTTTCATTTTATTTTCCTCCCATAAAGTCGTACTCTTCATTGTCGTACGCATCTTCAAATTCTTTAACGTATTCTTTTGCAACTGCTTTTAAATCAGCTTTAGAAAAAGTATCTTTATCACCACCAAAGTCTGATATGTATTTCTTCATACCATCGTTTACTAAATACATAAATGCACGTTCAGCAAGACTTGCTTTATATCTATCTTTTGACATCTTGTTACTAAGATTTCTCATAATAGGTAAAAATCTTTGTCTGTATAACCGTGAGTCATTATCAATAAAAAGTTTTAATTCACGTTGTTCAATCTTACCTTCCTTTATAACGCCAAAGGCTTCAGCCATTATTTTCTTATACGTACTCACGCGCTTAACTCCCCAATTCGTTTTGCCATCTTAATTAATTTTTCTTGTATCTTTGGAAAACTATTCTGAGCATATTTGTAATATGTTCTTGAATCCATTCCTTGTTCGTTCTTTAACTTGATAGCGTGTTTTAAATTTCTTTCAAGTTTCATCAAACTATCACGAACTTCTCTTACACTATGCCAAATCTTTTGTTTAGGTGTACGAGTTTCATCATTACGATATTCGTGATAACGACCTTCATTTAGTGAAGATTCATCTAACTTACCAACTAACTTCATATGAAGTCTTTTAATTAAATCTTTTTTCTTTTTCTTGTTCTTAGCAAGACCGCCTGAAAAAGCATATGGAGTTTGATAACCAGGTACATTGGCAGTAGTAGATGCTTCGTGCATCTCACGAAGAATCTCTTTTATGATTTCAATTAGTTCGTTACGACTTATTGACTGCTGCATTGATTTCATCCAAAAGACTATAGAACCTCATCATAGTGATGAGCTGTTCTTCGTTAACAACGTTTCCTTTGTTCAATTTCTTTAGAACATTCAAACATTCTTTTAGTTTGATAGATACTACTTTGTCGTCAATCTTTGGATGAATTTTTAAGATTTCATTTTTGAGTTTTGTGATTTCTTCAGCCATAAAATCTTTTAAAGTACTTGTGTTAGATATATTGTTTATGTATGCTTTTAACAAATCACGTTGTGATTCATTAAGGTTGGAGTATTTTTGATTAAACTTATCTACAAGTATTTTATATGATAACAATCTCAAGTCTTTTGATTCTTTTTGGAACTTTTCAACTACAGATTGTTTGTTAGATTTAGGAGTATCTTTTTCTTTAAGATTTTCCATAACGACAAATCGTATTTCTGTTTCTTCGAAAGGGTTGGAGTTTTGTTGAATTTCGAATAATTTATAAACAGAAGCAATATCTTTATAATTTGAAATTCTTGTTCTAAAAAAATCTTTTAATTCGTACTTTTCAGTAATCTTTTTTACTAAGTTATACTTAGCTCTACGCATTTCACTATAATTTAACTTCTTTCTTTCACGTAGTACTGAATCTACTAAATAGTTTATTTTGCCTTCGTTCTTTAATTTTTTAGAAGTTAGTGCTTTGTATAGAACTAACTCTTTACCTAATATAGTAGTAGGCTTAAAAAATTCTTTCACAATCGCTAAGGCGGGTGACGGGTCTACATTAGACAATACGTCTGAGGTTATTTGTCTTGTCAAACACTCATATAAAAATGCTGTGTTTTTTACTTTATTATGTTTTATCATTTTAACTCCAACTCTTCCAAGTCATATATAAATATGTCCTAATTAAAAATTATTTTTCTGAGTTTAATTCTTCTTTGTAATTTTTTGATAAATCGTCTGTTTCAGAAAGAATTTCTCTTGAATTTTTATCCATTGCCTTCATTAAACCATCATAATGAGCTAAAGCTAACGGTCCATTCTTAAAAGTATGTTTAATTTTGTTATCTTTTTCATAACTTGTGTTCAAATCGTGTGAACCCAACGGGTCACGACCACGTGCCGAACCATCTTTACCATACTTTGGACCTTCTTTAGGTCTTCCCATTACACCATTTAATTCTTTTCCACTTCTACCTATCGCATCATCGTTAGTTTCTGTCTGTTCAGGTTCTTTTGCTGGGTCTTCGCCTTCTGATTCAATAGTAGATTTTCTGTATTTGTTCTTGTAATCAAAGATAACTTTCTCATCGTTTTCTTTAATTTCATCATCACTCATACCAAAAATGTTTTTATATACCCACTCTGAAGACATTAGTCCATCTCTCAACATAGAATCTGCTAAACTTGTCTTAGTATTCCATATCTCAAGTTTTTCTTGTTCGTATATTGTAGAAGGATTAGTAAGTTTTAATTCAAAGTTTACTAACTCTTGGTCTCTAAAACCTTGTGCATATAAATGAACGATAGCTATCTTATGTAATTCACTTACAATAATTCTTTGTAGTCTTTCTATTGTACGAGCAAATCTTACGTCTTCTGCCGCAAGTGTTGCTTTACCTTCTACACCTTCTTCATATCCAAGAAAGGCTTTAGGTACACGTAGTGATGCTAACATACGATTTCTCAAATACTCAATATCGTCAACCGCATCATAATTCAAGCCACTTAGTGTATCAATAGAAGTACCTGAATCTCCTCCTCTAACAGGTATAAAGAAATCTTCTGTAATGTTTTGCATATTGTATTTTAAATTATAATCACCTGTTTGATTATCAATAACAGGTGTCTTCTTCATTTTGTTTACAACTTGTTGCATATAGTTTTCTACTTCTGCAGGAGGAATATTTCCAATATCAAATTTAAAAACTCTCTTTTCAGGTGCTCTCATAATTCTGTGAATTAACATAGCATCTTCCATAAGAGTTAATTGTTTCCAAACTTTACGAGCGGCTTCTAATGTAGAACGACCATATGGTAAAAAGTTAGCGTCACTTATTAATCTGAAGTGTGCAACTTGAAACGCTTCTAAATCCATATCCTCAGAACCATATGTAGTGTGTCTAACATTGTCAACAGGAGTCATACGAAATTTTACCATATGTGGATTTTCAGGGTCTTCGCCTTCTAATCTTGATATATCATAAGGACTTATTGGAACTACATTTGTAATACCAAACTTTTCATCGATATCAAGATATAAAAAGAAGTCACCATACTTACACATATTACGAACCCAAGGCCATAAATTAAATTCTACATTTAAAACATCATAAAATAAATTATGTAATATATCGTGAATATTAGCATTATCAGTTTCAATATCTAAAACTTTACCATATTCATTTTTCATTGTTGATTCATCAGAATAGATATCAAGTGCAGATGATATAATAGAATCAGAATCCATTGTCTCATAATCTTTAAACAACCCCAAACGTTGTTGTTGAATTACAAGACCACCATCATATCCAAACTGCTTAGCAGATGAATAAATCTTTTGGTATCTGTCTATTAACTGATGTTTTATACTTGATTGCGTTCTTGAAGTATCAGAAACTTTTAGTTTCTTACCGCCAACTTGTCTAACAACAACGTTAGTAGAAAACAATCTACGTAGTCTTGTAAATAATGTTTTATCTACAGCCATATTTAACTCCTACAATAACCAATTTAAGTCCTCAGTTTCTTTTTGAGGTCCAATTTCTATTTTCCAAGAATCTTCTTTTTTTCCTGGTGTGTACATTAATTGATTGGGAGTAGCAAAGTTAGAAATAGTCTTTTTAGACAATTCTATACCTTCTGCTCTCAATCTTAAAGCAGTATCTCTAACCCACAAAGCTATCCCAAAGCTCATAACTAAATCATCGTTATAACCGGACATAGCTTGTGCCTTATTGTTATTATATATAAATACAAACAACTCATCAATTAATCGATTTGAATGAACAATTACCGCTTTTTCTCTAAAGTATTCCTCTAATTTAGCAATAACAAGTGGTCTTGTTTTCATTGTCATAGAGAAACCTGGTTTTAGATTTCTATCTTCAGCTCTAAATCGATTAGTTATTTGATGTTCAACATCTACATATTGTAAATCTTTACTTGAATAGAATAAATTTTGATAACCTCTATCTATGATTTGTTGTATAGCGGCCCAACCTATGTTGTTGTTCTCAACAACTAACAAAGCATCATTGTATTCTGTAGCTACGTTTACACATAAATTACCAAAATCTTTAGTTCCTATCTTACCACGATACTCTGCTACTTGTTCCATTGACTCTAATTCTAATATATGAAAAGCAGAATAGTCTGTGCCATCCCCTCTACTAACATCAGCACTCATTATATAGTTTTTATTGTAGTTAGGTTGTTGCCATACCCAAACATTCGAATCTATTCCTTGTTTTACTATTGGCTCTGAACAAAAATTATCTTTGTATTCTTGTAAGATAACACCATCTACGACCATTTGACCTGAAGTCAAGAAGTCACAATCACATTCTTGTGCGGCAAGTGATGGTCCTAATAATTTATCTTGTTCTACTCTATAAGTATCGTTTCTCTCAGGATGTACGGTCCAATGTAACTTGATTGGATGAAATCCATTGACACCTTCTTCAGCATCTACCCACGTTCTATGAAACCAATTTCCAACACCATTAGGTGTAGACAACGCAATACATTGTCCACCTGTTGATAGTGTTTGTTGAGCCGCAGCCCATATTGTATCAATCTTATCTATAAATGCGGCCTCATCTAATACTAAAAGTGATAGTGCTTCTGAACGACCTGAGTCTTCGCTTGATGAAACTGCTTTTACTTGTGAACCATTTTTATATCGTAAAGATAGTTTATTATCTTCAATACATTTTTGTTTTAACCAATTAGGTAAGTTAGAGTGCATTACTCTAATTTTAGTAACAAGATTTTTTGCTGTATCTTGTTTAGTAGCTAATACTAAAATGTTCTTATCATTTCTAAAAGTCATCAACCACAAAGAATACGCCGCAGTCAAAGTAGATATACCTAACTGCCTTGCCTTTAAAATTATATTGTATTTATGATTTAATAATTCTTTTAAAGTAGTGTCTTGAAATG